AAGACGAGCACACCATGATCTATGAGACTGAAAATTCAGATCGTTCATTCGAAGAAGAAGTTCAGTTAAGTGGATTTGGTCAGGCGGTTGTTAAAGACGAAGGTTCTGCAATCACTTATGATTCAGCACAAGAGAGCTTTACAGCAAGGTATAACCATGAAACCATTGCTTTAGGTTTTGCAATTACAGAAGAAGCTATAGAAGATAATCTATATGATTCTTTATCTGCAAGATACACTAAAGCACTAGCAAGAGCTATGGCTTACACTAAACAAGTGAAAGCTGTAAATCCTCTTAACAATGGGTTTACAAATAGTTTCCAATCTGGAGACGGAGTAAACTTGTTTACAGCAGATGGTGATGGTGTAACTGGCGGTGATGGACATCCATTAGTGGATGGGGGTAAAAACTCTAACAGACCTAGCACAGCAGCAGACCTTAATGAAACTTCTTTAGAAAATGCGATTATTGAAATTGCAGCTTTTAAAGATCAAAGAGGTCTTAAGATTGCAGCTAGACCTAGAAGACTTATCGTTCCTTCTGCATTGCAGTTTACAGCGACAAGACTTTTAGAGTCTCAGTTTAGAGTTGGCTCATCAGATAATGATGTAAATGCTATCGTAACTAACGGGGCTATACCTGAAGGTTACATGGTTAATCATTATTTAACCGACACTAATGCTTTCTTCATAATCACTGATGTTCCTAATGGAATGAAACATTTCAATAGAACAGGCATGGAAACTTCTATGGATGGTGATTTTGATACCGGTAATGTGAGATATAAAGCAAGAGAAAGATACTCATTTGGTGTATCTGATCCTCTTGGTATTTACGGATCACCCGGATCAAGCTAAACTTTTAGGGGAGCAATAGCTCCCCTTTTTTCGTATCTAGGATATTTTTAATTGTTCTACAGACTGACCTAGCAGACAAGCCAAGACAGTAGAACTTATTTTCGTGAGGAAATTATGGCAAACTCAACTTTTAATGGACCCGTTAGGTCCGAAGGTGGTTTTGAACAAATCACTAAAAACTCAACAACCGGTGCAATTACAACTAATCTGGATGTTGATACAAGTGGTAATATTAGTACAACAGGAACACTTAACAATTTATTTCCTGTTACTAGCATTACTGATGCAACATACACTCCAACTACAGCACAATCTGGAACTATCTTTAGCTTGAATAGGGCTGCTGGTATTACAGTAACTTTACCTGCTGCTGCTGCTGGACTGTTTTATGAATTTCATATAGGTACTACATTTACAGGTTCTTTTATTTTACAAGGTGCTTCTAGTGCAGATACTTTTCAAGGAATGGTATTTCAGCTTGATAAAGATGAATTAGGAAGCGTAGTAGCTCTTAATGAAGATATTGACACTGCTGGATGGAATGTTCCTGCTGCTGCTGATTATAGATTAACTATGGATGCAGATACTGATGGTCGTTTTATTGGCGGTCATATTAGATGTGTAGCTATTACAGATGCTATATGGCTTCTTAATGGTCATGTCTTTGGTGATGGCACTGTTTCTCATAGCTTTAGTTAATAATGGCTGACGCAGTAACATCTACAACTATCATTGATAGTGATAAAGATTTTATAGTCCAACTTACAAATGTTAGCGATGGCACTGGTGAAAGTGCTGTCGCTAAAGTTGATGTAAGCGGATTAAAAGTTAGTTCACTAGATGGTAAAGCATGTTCTGGTGTAAAGTTACAAAAGGTTTATTATTCTATTTTAGGATTTACTAAGATAGGTTTATTTTGGAACGCATCATCAGATACATTGTGTATAGAATTAAACCCAAGTGCTGATGGCGTTTTAGACTTTTCACCTTTTGGTGGATTACAAAACACATCAGGTTCAGGCAAAAACGGAGATATTAATCTTACAACTACAGGACATAGTTCTGGAGATACATATCTTATCGTATTGCATTGTATTAAATCTTACGACTAAGGTGAATTATGTCTTATAAAAAAGAAGAAAACGGATACTTTGTTAATGGTGATCCGGCATTTTTAATTTGGAATGGAGAAGAACTAGTAGCTGGTCCTATGCGAGAAAAGGAAGCTGACGCTATGCTAAAGGAATTAAAGCCTAAAGCTAAGAAAGCCCCTGCTAAAAAAACTGCTGCTAAAAAAGCTCCTGCTAAAAAATCAACAACAAAAAAGGTAAAAAAATGAAAAAATCTAAATATTCCTCAAAAATGAGAGGTGGAAGAAAAGCTACTAAGTATTCATCAAAAATGAAGAAAGGTTCTATGACTCCTACTTTCAATGAAGTCATTAAAAAGAAAACTGGCGGTAAGGTTTAGTAATTAGTGAGCCGAGCTTCTAAAGACTCGAGATTAAAACGAGCAGGTGTTTCGGGGTACAACAAACCAAAGCGTACCCCAAATCATCCTAAAAAATCTCATATAGTTGTCGCAAAAGAAGGCGACAAGATAAAAACTATTAGGTTTGGTCAGCAAGGCAAAAAGGTTGGAACATTATCAGGAACTGCTGGTAAACCCAAAAAAGGTGAATCTAAACGCATGAAAGCTAAAAGAAAATCTTTTAAAGCTAGGCATGGTAAGAACATTAAGAAGGGTAAAATGTCAGCAGCTTATTGGGCAGATAAAGTTAAATGGTAATGTCTAGGTCTGCTTTTAGACAAAGCACATTAAAAGCTCCAGCATCAAAAAGAAAAAAAGTTCCACATAGAACAAATGAAAAGAAAAAAAGACCCAATAAAAGGAACAGGTAAAAAACCTAAAGGCTCTGGTCGTAGGTTATATACTGATGAAAATCCAAAAGATACTGTAGGAATTAAATTTGCTACCCCTGCTGATGCTAGAGCAACAGTTGCAAAAGTAAAAAAAATTAAAAAACCTTTTGCTCGTAAAATACAAATACTTACAGTTGGAGAGCAAAGAGCTAAAGTTATGGGTAAGAATCAAGTAGTAAGTATTTTTAAAAAAGGCAAAGAAGCTATTAGGAGACAGCATGGCAAGTAGCGGTACAACAGCATTTAATTTAGATTTATCTGATATTATTGAAGAAGCATACGAGTTATGCGGACTAGAAATGCGTTCAGGCTATGATTACAGAACAGCTAGACGAGCTTTAGATTTATTATTTTTAGAGTGGCAAAACAAAGGCACTAATTTATTTTCAATAACAGAAGGCACACAAGCATTAACTGAAGGTACATCATCTTATAATTTAGGCACTGATGTTTTAGAAATAGTAGAAGCCTTTATAAGAACAGATGCTAGTGATACATCAAAACAATTTGATCAAAATCTTAGAAGAATCTCTGTAAGTGAATATACACATATAGCTAATAAATTATCTAAAGGTAAACCTAGTTTATATTATTTAGATAAAGGAGTTACATTTCCTACTTTAACACTATGGAATACTCCTGATGGTGCAGAAACTTATACTTGTCATTATTACTATATTAAAAAAATAGAAGATACCGGAGAGCCAGCTTCTAATAATGCTGGAGTGCCAACAAGGTATATACCATGTATGACTTATGGTTTAGCTTATAATATAGCTTGTAAGAAAGAAAAAGCTATGCCAAGAATACCAATGTTAAAACAAAGATATTTAGAATTGTGGAATGAAGTTAGTGATGCTGATAGAGAAAGAGCATCAGTAAGATTTGTTCCTTATAGTTTTTATAATTAGTATGTATGCTCAAGGTAGAAAAGCATTAGGAATATGCGATAGATGTGGATTTACATATAAACTAAAAGAATTAAGGTATGAGGTTGAAAACAAAACTAGAAATGGTTTAAGAGTTTGTCCTGAGTGTTATGATCCAGATCAACCACAGTTTGATGTTAATAGGGTATCTACCATTGATCCACAAGCATTATATGATGCAAGAGTAGATACAGGTGAAGAAGCATCAGCAAGACTTTTTGCTTTTGATCCTGTAGGTGGCGGTATAACAGCTTTAGGTTCAAAAACAGTTGGTTTAGATATAAGAGGTGAGTTAGGTAATATAACTTTATCAGGAGTAGTAGCAGCATCACCATCTCCAACTCCAGCACCAACTCCAGCACCGACTCCAGCACCAGCCGATACAGCAACTCCAACAGCAGTTACTGGAACAACAAGTGTAGGATCGGTAACTATTTCAACTCCTGCATCATCTTATACTACTTATACAGTTACAGTAGCTAGTTATTATGGTTCTAATTACTTTTATATAAATGGTAGTAGAGCAGCAACATTAAATTTAGTAGAAGGACAAAGTTATAGATTTGATCAATCAGATAGTAGTAACAGTAGTCATCCTTTAAGAATTTCTACTACATCAGATGGTACGCATGGTGGTGGTTCAGAATATACAACTGGAGTAACAACGAATGGAACACCCGGAAGTTCAGGTGCATACACACAAATAGAAGTAGCATCTGGTGCTCCAACATTATATTATTATTGCACTAACCACTCAGGTATGGGGGGTACTATTAACACATGACATATTCAGAATTAAAAAGTTTAGTACAAAATTATTTACAAAATACAGAAACACAATTTGTTTCAGACTTGCCTAAATTAATTGAACAAACAGAAGAAAGAATATTAAAAACTATTAACCTACCTGTTTTTAGAAAAAATGTAAGCGGTACATTAACATCGGGAAATCAGTATCTTGCAACACCCTCTGATTTTTTAGATAACTTTTCATTATCATTTACAAGTTCTAGTGAACAAACATTTTTAATGTATAAGGATGTAAATTTTATTAGAGAAGCATATCCAAATTCATCTATTACTGGATTACCAAAACACTATGGATTGTTTGATGATACAACTTTTATAGTAGGACCAACACCAAATGCTGATTTAGCTGTTGAGCTACATTATTTTTATAGACCAACATCAATAACAGCAGGTGCAGATAGTGGGACAACATGGCTTTCAACTAATGCAAAAAATGCTTTATTATATGGAACATTACTTGAATCATATGTATATATGAAAGGTGATCCAGATATGATGTCTATGTATGAAAAAAGATTTTTAGAATCCTTAGTAAGATTAAAAAATCTTGGTGAAGGTGATAATACAGTTGATACTTACAGAGATGATGTAGTAAGAACACAAAGGACATAATGTTTACTGTAGATGTAGAATCAACAATAGGTGATGTAGTTGTAGAAACTACACAAAATAAAGGTTTAAGTCCTGAATATTGGACTGAAAGAATAGTAAATAAAATTGTTAGTATAAGTGATCATGCTGATCCTATGGTGAAAGCACAAGCACAAGCATTTAAAGAATCTATACAAACAGTTATTTTACTTTACATGAAACAAGCTATAGCAAGTGATAGAGCTACTGTAGCAGGTTTATTAGACAAACAAGGTCATAAAGATATGGCTGATATTATTAGGAGACTGTAATGGCAATTTCACAAGCTATGTGTACATCATTTAAAAAAGAACTTTTAGAGGGCGTACATAATTTTAAAAACTCAGGCGGTAATACATTTAACTTAGCACTTTATACTAGTAGTGCTTCTTTAGGTGCATCTACAACTGCATACACAACTTCAAATGAAGCATCAGGTACTAACTATACTGCTAAAGGTGCATCATTAACTAGAGTTGATCCTACAACATCAGGCACAACTGCATTTACTGATTTTGCAGATTTAACATTTTCTAATGCAACAGTAACTGCAAATGGTTGTATGATATTTAATGATTCAGCTTCAGGCGATCCAGCAGTATGTATATTAGCTTTTGG